CTGTATGTGGACTCCAGCATCTATGCCCTAAAGTAGGCACCACGGGTTGTGAAGAGGGTGCCTTGAAGCACCGCACCAACGGTATCAAGTTGGTCCTTGGCATGGACCGTTGTGCCACTTGTGTCTTTAAAAATGCCAACGATACCTGCCAAAAATACAACAAGGTGTTGATTGACCAGATACCCAAGGAAGCACCTCAGTACCAAGAAGAAATGATCCGTTTAGCAAATGGCACCGATGCCGACCGCATTGCTACTTTGTTTGCCCCCCAAGATCATTCCGTTTATGAATATGGTGTTGAAAACGATAACCTAAACGATTTTTCTTTTTCCCTTACCGCTTCTAATGAAGATTTGGGAGAAGTATTGTTTGGGGGGATCACGCTGGGGGATGAATAATGGAACTTCAAGATTTGGCCAACACCTATGAATCCGCCGAGGATTTGGTGGCCCGTCAAACGGCTCTACGTGAAATCGTAGGGTGGATGTTGGGTAAAACACTAACACAAATTTCAGGGGATATAGATGCCCTGAGTAATTCAGTATCTACTAAAAACTCATTGTCTCAGTTGGTTTTGGCAAATAGAATATTTTTGTTTGCGAATGGGGAGTAACATGAAACAGGCATATTTGCAGGGAACCCCCCAAAACCGATCCAAATCACAGGAACTACTCCGTACCCTATTGGGGTATTTGAGGGCCCTTGACTGGTACTATAGGACCGCTCATTGGCAAGTGAATGGTACCGCTCAATATGGTGACCACCTCTTGTTTCAAAGATTTTATGAGGCCATGCCTCAAGAGATCGATGACCTTGCTGAAAAAATGGTAGGCTACCTGGGTACCCAAGCGGTGGATGCATTATCTTCCATTTCGCAGGTCCACACCATCTTGGAAAACCTGGGGACCATCAATTGTCTTTTCAAAAAGGCGTTGGCGATGGAGCGGGGATTACAAGATGGTATACGGATTTGTAACGACACCTTGGAATCCATGGGAATGTTGCCACTAGGTCTGGAAGACTACCTTGCGTCATTAGCTTCCTCCCATGAAACAAATATCTATCTGTTACAACAACGCCTCTATGCAGGGCTTACTAAAAAATCTTTCACCTCTTTGGAAAAGTCTTGGTCGGGTAACTCCACGTTTTCACCTATACGTCGTGGTGAATTCGATGAAGATGAAGAACCCTTTGATGTAGAGGATGACAAATCCGGCACTGGACCCGCTGAACATTACTTTCGGCATAGCCCCCTGCACATGGAAGTTAGGCAATTGGGTGAGGGTGGTCCCAAACCCCCAACACCCAAAGAGATCATTCAAGAAGACCCATTTGGGGGAGAATTCAGCACCTTGGGTCGTTATGTGGTGGATACCTCACAGCCAACCCAAAGAAGGGCGAGACTTCGCAGGGTCGAAGCCAAAAAACAGGATTCCTTATTTATCCCAGGGATCACCTATAAGTACACCAAAGACTCCTTCCAGATTATACATGTGGAAAGTGGTTTAGTTGTGGTTTCCTATGCCGGTAATGTGCGTGACCCTGAAAAATTTGTGAAGTTGGCAGATCGTATACTGCGCGATATGGATTGGACGGCACCTGATTTTGTGGTGGAGAAAGAAAAATCCCGTCAATTGACCCGCCAATTTCAAAGGCATGTGGAGTTGGTACCCGACCCGAAAACGGGTGAACTATTTTATCAGGTAGCAGGAGATTAACCCCATGAAACGTACCACCCTAAGCCCCCCTTTCCAAGTATTGGTTGCTAACTTTACAGGTGAATCAGACAGCAAAGGGAATCCCATTAAGGCACGTACCCAATTTAAAGAACAATGGGTTTATGGCATAGGGGACATTAATCGAATTGGTCTCTTGGGTGACTTTTCGGGAATCGCTAATGCTACCGCTAGTATTACAGTATCAGATAATGACTTTTCCACTGGGACTGCTGTGTTGACCCTGGACGGCAATGAAATACTAGCAGGAACCCATTTTACCGTTGGTGCTTCTGCTTCCGATACGGCTACCAATTTGGCCGCTGTTATTAATGCACTGGATGGTTTCATTGCGACCTCTGCCGCAGCGTTGGTGAGTGTGGTTGGACCCACGGGTCCAGATGGTGGAAACATTATACTAAAATCCATTTATTTAGGTAGTATAACAAATTACACCTTGTCCCCTACTACGGGATATATGGCCGCAGGTGGTCCTTTGGTGGGTACACCTGAAATTACGTAAGCGAGGATCACATGAAAGACCCCTTGTTGGAACAAAAAAGATTATTGAAAATGATCCCTCTAGGGGTTTGGGGGGTCAAAGTACAAGATGAAAATGGAGACTTTTGTTTTAGAGACTTGGCTAGTGTTTTAACCACTGATGTGATCCAGGTGAAAAAAGATGGTGAACCCATCACCATGGTCAATAAGCCGGGTCGTAAAGCGGTTGAGAAAATAGAACCACAGAATGCCTACGCTCAAGCTCTTATTCAAGAGCGGGACAAATCCGTTACCTCCAATCCCATCGCTACTTCTGCTCAAGAAGACCCCGATTCCTTAGATGTTTTTAACAATTTGATCAAGGGTATGGCCACAGGTATTGCGGCTTTGGAATTTGAGGCCGAACAGGCTATGCGCCAGGGTGACTCAACTGTTCAAATCTTGGTGAAGAAAATGACGGCCATGCGTTCTACGGCAGATCTTTGGATAAAACGCCGGGAACAACTAAGCACCCGATCCATAGATATGGATAGTCGTGCATTCAAGGAACTGTTTAAGTTCATCATGGATACCTTCCGTAGTGCCTTGAAAATTTCGGGTATACGCCAAGAAAAGATAGAGAACATTTTTGGTAACCTCTCTACCTTGATGAACGAAGAGGCCGGATGGGTCGAGGAAGCCAAGAATAAAATGAAGGACCTCTAATTGTATCATGGCTAAAAAAGGTTTTTCGATCTCCGATCTAGTCCTCCAAGCGGGACGCATGGATATTGCTGGTGTTGCCAACGATGAAGTGGCTGACATCATTGAATTCATTGAATCCGATTGGGGTTTGGGTCTCAATCTATACCCGGTTCAAAAGTTCATACTTAAAGTCTACTACGGGCTTCCTTTGGAAGACAAGATCAAGTGTGTACCCGCCCCGAAGGACTGGAGAAAGAAAAACGTCCCTCTACTAACAGAAGTTGAATACCTACAATTTCTGTATGATGATGGCCGGATCAATATTAGACCCGAAGACTACGTACCCGGTAAGGAAAGGGTGCAGTTGGTCTTGTCGGTGGGTCGTCGTTCTGGTAAGACCATGATATCCGCATGTATTTCGGCGTATGAGACCTATCGCTTGATCTTGAAGGGTAACCCTCAAAAATACTATGCCATGGTCGAGGGTAAGGACATTCAATTAATGTCCATCGCGACGGATAAGGATCAAGCGGGTCTCCTATATCAGGATGTGAGTACCCATTTCCAAAAATGTAAGTTTTTCCAACAGTACATGGCCAACAATACTCTTTCCTACGCCAGATTCCAAACCCCGCAAGATATTGAAACCTTTGGTTCCTACCAAGAAAATGATAAGGCCCGTTCCTCTATCCGGGTCACCTTTAAATCTTGTATCGCAAAAGGTCTTCGTGGTGCCGCCAACTTGGTGGTTATTCTGGATGAGGTTGCACACTTTATCGACAAGGGGCAAAGTGGCGCGGAGGCCGTTTGGCAAGCCGTGGTACCTTCTACCCGTACCTTCAACCCTAAAGATGAAAACAACGAAGCCTGTGGTCCCCTAGAGTCCAAGGTCATACTAATTTCTTCCCCCCTTGGTCGCCAAGGCATGTTCTATGACCAATTTCAAATGGGGATGAAGGGTGGTGATGCCGGTAATAGTATGCTTTGCGTACAGGCACCCACCTGGGAAGTCAACCCCACTTTGGACCCCGATGTATTCGAACTGGATTATCTTAAAGACCCCGTTGCTTTCTTTACCGAATTCGGGGCCATGTTTTCGGATCGTACCCGTGGTTGGTGGGAGAGGGAAGAGGATCTACTGATCTGTGTGAAACCCGAACTTTTTATCAAAAAAGCAGCACCCCCCCGCAAGCCCCACTTTATGGGAATCGACTTTGCACTTGCCCAAGATGGTACGGCTGTTGCGATAGGTCATGTAGGTGAAGGTGGTATCGTGGTGGCTGATTATGTAGACCAGATCAAAGCAGGGGTAGGTATTTACCAGGATAAGGAACGTTTGGAATTTGAAGATGTTGCCAACTGGATTTATCAGTTGTCACGAAGATTCTATATTACACATGGAATGTTTGACCAATGGGCTGGTATTATTTTTGAGCAAGCGTTGCACAACAAGGGTCTGACACAGATCAAAATGGCCAATCTGAACAAACAGATCAACTCCCAGATATACAAGAATTTTAAAGACCTTGCGTGGGAGGGCGGGTTACATTTATTCACCCCAGAGGAACCTGAGGATGAAGAGGAAATTACCTATATCGAGGAATTGCTTACCCTCCAGGCCGAATACCATTCTAAGTATATCACCACTGTCGAAGCACCCCGTGGGGGTCATGATGACCGTTCCGATGCATTAGTGCGTATGGTGTGGCTGGCTTCACAACATCGTGGTAATCCAAACTACATATCATCCTATAATAATAGAAATGGTGGTGGTGGTAATAGGGGTGCCACTTCGGGTCAAGCTTCCTACCGTAAGACTCGAAAAAAAGCTATGCGGTCAGGAAGTCACCCCTCTAGACAAATACCCAGAGGTGGTAAATGGAGATGACCCATGGACATACATAACCCAATTCGTGCGGATTTCCGGTATATTAGGAAACTTCTGGACATTTCCTTTTCGGGTCAAGTAGAACATAACCCCAAGGAATATCTTCGAGTCACCAATGCCTTTCAAAAAATGGGTGGTTCTTGGGAAAAATTATTCCTGGGTTCCCCTAAAGACCTTGAGTTACTACGTAACCTACTCAAAATTGCGGTTAAAAAAGGTTTCATTACAAAGGCATACAAATGGGAAGACTAAGATCAACGTTGGCAAAATCGGATGCTGATAAAAATATTTCCTCCCTATTGTATGAAGCCGAGATGATTCTAACTAAGGCATTGATATTGTGTGACCAAGTGTCCAAAGAGGAATCCAATAAAATTGAGCAAAGAAGATCCCTAAGGGTGAAAAGTGACTTGCGAAAAGTTTTGGGTGCTATGGAAAAGGTACGGAGGATCACCCCTTCCTATGATATGGAAGATGAAGACCTGAAATTGATCCCCAAGAAAAAAGAACGAGTGACTAAAAAATGAGTACCAAAGGATTAGAGGAAGCCACAGAGGTGGCGAAGATAAAACGCGGTCCTCAATCAAAAGCGCAAATAGGAAAAACCAGTGGGAAACCCCGCAAGGTGAATGCCGCTTCTATGAGGTCTAAGGTGGCTTTTGGTGGTGGTAGTGGTGGTAGCTTTGGAAGCACGGGCATTGGAGGGGGTACCTCCATGGGTCAGGGGAGTAATATGTACTCCCCTGAATTGTCCACGGACTTTCTAGAGTTACCACAGTCGTTGGATGAAAGCCGAAACTTTTATCGTTTCTTCTATCAAAAAGATCCTTTTGTTGGTCGTGCCATTGATACCGCTGTAGAAGTACCCATGTCCAAATTACGGATGGGTATGCCACGGGTCAAACACATGAAGAATAGACCCGTAGCCCTGATGGCTCAGGAATTTTGTGAGAAGTGGGCTAAGAGGGTAAACCTCCTAGAAAAGCTTCTTTATATAGCACACGACTACCACCTGATTGGTGAGGTTTTTGTTTTTTGCGAAGACAAATCACCCGATATGCCGGATCACATCACACATGACACCATTCGGGTTATGGATGGTGATGGCAATGTCACGGAAGAAAAAACAAAACGTGAAGATGCCGACGAACGTGCCATACGTTGGCTAAAAAAGAATTACAAGGGTTGGACTGACATACGTGTGTTGCCTCCTGAGCAAGTCCACATGCAATCCTGGCCACTGTCGGGTGAAAAACTATTTGAGTTTATCCCTGATTCCATGACCAAAGATGTTATTGCTCAAGCGTCGGCTGGGGATGAAGATGCCGCAAGGATCGTCGAATCTTTTTCCCCTGCCGTGGTGCAAGCTGTCATGGAAGGGAAAAATGTTAAACTTAACACGAATCCCGATGCGGGTTCGTTTGTCCATTATTTGGCAAACAAAAAATCCCAATACGAACCTAGGGGTCACTCCATATTAGAACGGTGTATGCGAGTTCTCGTATACCGCGACAAATTAAGACAGGCCCAGTCATCTATTGCTTCCCGTCACATGACCCCCATGCGTTTGATTTGGGCAGAAGATGCCTCCGTGGGTGATATAGAAGATCTAAGAGAGCAAGTTGACCTTGCCTTGCAAGATCCAGATTACTCCATCATCACCAACTTCCAGGTCAACTGGGAAGAAATGGGTTCGGATCAAAGACTTCTAGATTTGTCTGGTGAGTATGATATGACAGATCGCCAGTTGTACGCGGGTCTGGGTGTCACCGAAAGCTTACTGTCGGGTGAGTCTTCCTATTCGAATGACCGGATCAACCTGGAAGTGATCAATACCCGATATATGTTGTTTCGAGAAATCATGCAGGAATTTGTGGAACGCCGTTTGTTTGAACCTATGTGCCGTCGTATGGGTTATATTGAAGAGATAGAGGATGAATTTGGAGACATAGAGGAAGAGGTGTTGGTACCCTCCTTATCTTTTACACGACTGGCTTTGATGGATAACCAGGAAGCGTTCGACGCGATGTTCAACTTGTACCAAAAGGGTTCGTTGGATATAGATATCATTCTGGAACTTCTGAACATTGACCCTGTGTCCACTAGAGAAAAACTGCTTCGGGATAAATGGACCATGAATGACCCCAACTTCAATGAAGTGTTACGTACCATTTATGGTGATGCTGGTCGAGCATTGGTGGAAGACTCCGACGTCACCGCTAAGATTGCAGAGGAGTTGGGACTCAAGTACACCAAGAAAGAGGAAGGGGATAACCGTTTTGGATAACATGTTTATCACCACTTCATTAGGTCATAGTGAATAGTTAGTCTATGTAACCCTATGTTGTATGTGATCCCTATCCTTGATCAGGTATACCAAATGAAACTTGTTACCCAAAAACAAATGGTGGCCGCTAAGAAATGGAAACCCACGGGCGATGGTACTCGTGTGGGTTTCTTTGTGCGATTGCCAGAAAACTTAGCCTCGCAATTTCCTTCGTTGGGTGACCACGATGATTCTCCACCCCATATCACTTTTTTCAATATTGGTGACATCCCTAAAGATCGGCAAGAAGAATTCACCACACGGGTCAAGAATCTATTCCTGACTTTTAGGGGTCCGGTACATGCTTCATTGGGTCCTATAGATTATTTTGTCCATCCTGGTAAGGAACGTACGGTAGCTCACCTTGTGGTGCAATTCAACAAAAGCATTGCACAGTGGCGTTCTCGTTTGCATGATCTGGTCCTGGATATGGGATTATCCGTAGGCGACTTTAATCCCATGGTGTACAATCCACATGTCACACTAGAATACATGGATGGTTTGAATACCCAATTTACAGGTGAATTACCCAAAGGGCATTGGTCTTTCAACTCGGTGGAGATATGGGGCCTAAGTAAACCTCACATTATACCTTTTGGTTTGGGTGCCGCAGTGCGTGTAGCTACCCACTGGGAAATCATGAAACGGGTTGCCAGTAAATACCAGGACAAGATCAAAACGGACAAAGGTAATGTAATTTACCAATATGGTCCAAGGCAGGTAGCAGACCGCCATAAAAAAAAAGCTGAAAAGTTAGAAAAACTAAAGTCCTCCATAGGTAAATTGACCTCTAAGGTCAAAAGAGACCTTAAATCCACAGACTCAAAAAAAAAACTCACCGCCCTGGCAGTGGCATTAATTAATGACACATATGAAAGGGTTGGGAATGATGATTCCGCAGATGAAGGACATTTTGGGGTTACCGGTTGGTTGGTGGATCACATCAAATTCAATGGGAACGGTGCCAGTATTTCCTATGTGGGTAAATCGGGTGTGTCCCACACCAAAAAGATAACCGACTCAACTTTAACTTCGGCCCTCAAAGATGTGTGTAAGGACTGCGACAAAGGGGGCCAAATTTTTAATGGGGTTGGTGCTTCCGAAGTCAATGCCTACCTTAAAGAGTTTGAAATCACTGCTAAGGATCTACGTGGGTTTCATGCTAACCGTGAAATGTGCCGTGTGTTAAAAGAAAATCGCAAGAACGGTCCCACTTTGCCAAAATCCCGAAAAGAACGCGATAAGATCCTCAAAGAGGAATTCGCGAAGTCCCTGGATGAAGTGGCGCAAGTGGTGGGTCACGAAAAGGCTACCCTAAGATCCGATTATCTGGTCCCTGGTCTAGAAGATAGCTTCATGAAAGATGGGACGGTAATAGAGTCTTATAAGAAAAAGACAGCAGCACTTCTACCAGTCATGAATCCTTTGTTTAACTTTCGCCAGATCGTCAAAGAGATTCTTCTCCTGGAGGATCATCTTGCTCACCCGGATATGCGATGCCCCGACTGCATCAATAAACACCTACTCAAAATAGAAGGGTACGCCGAAGAGGCTATTACGTTGGGGGGTGAACCCGAACTTATAGACTTAGCAGATGGTGTGATCAGATCGGCTCGATCTTTCTTTTCTTTGTTCGGTATTGGGGTGGAGGAGGAAGAAGAGTGGTTGGATGTACAACAGGTTTTGCGCAAAACACGCAAGATTTTGTTACCCTATGCCCTACGGATCAAAGTGGCCACCAAAACACATGCTGAAAAAGAAGAAGAACAGGTAGAGAAAACCAAACATAAAAAACCAAAGTTGAGACCCCCCCGTAAGGACCTCCATAAAGACCGTATCCATGTGGATGATAATGACATGGATACGGGTGACCGTGGTGACGACAAAGATCTATCTTTGAACTATAAGCGGGTGGCCTCCCTATGGTCTTTTCGTAAGGCCACCCCTATGTCTTTAGCCCATAGGTTTATGGTCGCTGCCGCGAAAGAACCCGAACATGCCCCTGGTGATGTCTGGGAGACGGATGACGGCAATTGGAGAGCTAAGAACAAGAAGGGTGAGGGTAAGGGTGGTTTCGCCACAGAAGACGCTGCTAAGGCATGGGTGAGTGGTAAGGCCCAAGACACAAAAGAAGATAAGGGTGAGGATAAGGATAAGGCTAAGGAGACGCCTGAGGAAACAATAGAAAAGGCCACCGACGAAGATATCGATAACGCCAAAAAAGAACAACAACGTTTGGAACTGGAAGATGCCATTAACGTTCGCGTGGAAAAAGAACGTAAAAAGGCTGAAAAATCAGGTGAGGACTTTGACGAGGATGCACTAAGAGAGAAGATCCACCAAAAGGGTTTGCAGTACCTCATTTCCAATATGAGCCTCAATGATAAAGAGAATAAAGAGAATCTTACTCCCGAGAACATGGAAAAAGTTCTGGATCAACATGTCCGGGAAGCATTAGAGGAAATTTCATCCGACTCAGAGGATCAAACCCAAGATAGTCCTACTCCCAAGATGGATAACAGGGTGCAGAGGGTCTTTCCTAAGGGTGACCCCGATGACAAACCCATTCGGATGCAAAGCTCTACACAAAGATTGATTGCTGGTGTTGTGGGTGCCGCTAAGAATGTTTTAGGTGACGTGGTGGGTTCGGGTTCGGAACTACTACCCGATAAATCCAAAGATGTTATCACCCAATGGTTTGAACAGGCGGGTACCGTTGAGTGGAATGATTTTTCGGAGGCATATTCCAAGGTAATTGATAACCTTGTTGATAGACACCTTAAGGGTGAGGTGGTAAACCCCGATGATCTAAATAAACCCCTGGGTAATTCCATACCGGAAATGGCAGAAGCGGTAGCCAAAGCGCGTTTCTTAGAAAAGTTTGAGGACATTGAGGATGCCTTGGAGGAAGATCGCAAGAAAGCGATTTCCAAAAAACTAAAGGCACTGGGACCAAAGATCCAAGGTCTCATAGAGGGTGGGTCCAAAGATACCGGGATGTCCAAGGAAGTGCAGGATGCTTTGTTGGATGCCTCTTTGGAGTTTGATGACACCCAACTCGAAAGACTTAGTGCTTCTATGGAAGGACAACTCCGTCGTCTAAAAACCTACCGACCGGAAGCAGGGGAACCCTGGGATAAAACCACTATCAATTTGGCCCGTAAGTCTATTTCAGAGGGGATCTCCGGGGACACCCCGGATCAGATAGGTGAGTCTCTTGCCAATCTGTTATTTTCTGAAAAAGTGGTAATGAATCCTGAATTCGTGGGTAACCCCGCGATTCGTCAAAATTCCGAGTATGGGGAAGGCGAACCCACCTCGAAAAAGATAACCAGTAGAGCCAAAGCTAGTTTCAGACAGTATCAAACGATGTCCGAATTGGATAGGGTGGGTGCCTCTGAAAGGATTAAATCCCTACTTAAAAAAGAGAAAGACCCTGACTCCCCAAGGTCGTTGGAATTAGGTGCTGTGTTGGCGGGGATACACTTGTCCCAAACACTTAATGGTGAAAAGTTAACGGGTACGGAACACCAACCTACAAGTTACTTCACAGAATTAGCCAAGGCTCTCAACAAAAAGGGTGATGCTGAACTTCTACTGGAGACCATGGAAGATTTTACCAGTGATAAGTCTAGGGAGATCATTGAGAATGCTATAGAGGGGATGAGTGACCAAGCACTTGCCAACTTTGCAGGTGGTAAGGATGGCCCCTACGGTGCCTTGGCAGAGGCACTTTCGGATGGTAGCACCCTTCACTGGGATCAAAAAAGACAGGTACATAGTATTTTGTCGAGTTTGCTCACACATCGTATGACCTACGGTTATTCAGTTATTCACGATATGTACAGTGCTGTATCGGAAAAGGCAGATAATGGGGAAACACCCAAAGTTGATATGGAAGACTTTGGTAGTGTTTTTGACGAAAAGATGAATCAATGGAATCAAAAAAATCGATTTGATAATGACCGGTATTTTGATGATGATAGTATTTTGAATGTGGATGTTGACAGTCCCGATTTTGATGTGGATAAGTGGAAAAAAGAGATCCAGCAAGAAATGATGGGACAACAGAATCAATCACTTTTGGATTGGGCTGACAGTATATATGGTGGCAGACCCCCAAAAGGGGAATCCCCTGCCTATGAGTACATGGCACAAGCACAGCGGGATCAGAAATTTGACAACCTAAGTCAAAAGACGGACCCCCCTTTGCGGAAAACCGCAATGAACAATTTTCAATCTTCCTTCAATAAAAGCCACCATATATGTAATGGGGAAGTCTACCCCGTAGATAATTGTGGCAATAGCAGGTCACGGAGGTTTCTGATGGCACGTATTAGTAAAAAAGGTGCAAAAAGCGTAGTTGCCCAACTCGAACGGGTAGCCGAACTTTTTCAAACGGAACATGAAACATTGGGGATCAACGAGAAAGCAGCTTTAGATTTTGCTTACCGATGTGATCTTCTTTCCGATGTAATCGAAAAAAACGCGGGTTTTGAAAAAGAATCCCTATCCGAGTTTGACCCGGTTAAAGAACAGGGTTTTAACCCAGAAGAAATCGGTAAAGAGGATTCCGGTCCTCTTCAAAAAGAACCCGATGAAGCGTACATGAATAGCCAATTTTCCCAACAGGAAAATCGTGAACTTCGTGAACGTCAAGAGTCGGGTGAAATTGAAAAAACCAAAGAAGGCAACCCAATTTTGGATGAACAAAATCCTCAATCAGGTAAGCAAGCTTTGGATCAATCCCTGGATACCTTGACCCGTATGGCTCAAGAGGAAGGAAGTTCTGTTACTCAGTTGAGTAACATGTCGGACACAATGCGTTTGTGTTTGGCTAAACTTCAAAATATCCCCTCTGGACCTGCAAGTGATCTTGCCAAGAAATTATCTTCCAGTGTCCAAACACACCTCACAGCATTTACCAAAGTGCGTGATGGATTGATTGATACGGAAGCCTTGGGTGTCCCCTTGGATGTTATGAAAGAAGCGGCATTGGGTCGTCTTCTTCGTGCGTCTGGTGAAGTAATGCCACACCTCAAAGAGTTGTTGTCGGAACTTCGCGTGGGTGCCACTTCTGATAGTCCTACTGCTCAACTTAACTTGCAAGACCTCCTCGATGTCAAATCGGGACGTATTGCCAAACTCATGTCCTTGAGTGCTAAGATCGTGTCCGATGCGGCTTCTGATTTTGGCAAAAAAGAAGTTGAGGTGGTTGAAAAAAAGGCATCCGAAGAAAATGCACCCGAAGAAAAGGTGGCTTCTGTGGTCCCCCCCGCTGTTTTTGGTCATGGGTTTGATTTGTACGAATAATGGAGTATGGCCTTGAAAAACAAAAAGGCAAACTACATAAATTACCAGCAAAGGGCCACGGAATTTGCGGTGGGTGACCCCGTTATTCCTTATGGTACCCGAGCGGAAACCGCAGGTAGAGTCAAAGCGGTTTTCCCCGCTATTGGTATGGTTGATGTGGAATTCCCCCATGGGTCCAAACGATATCCCGTGGAGGAATTGCAGGTGGTGGATTCCAGTGATTTTTGGATCAACGCTCCACAATCTGACTCAACCCCCGGTGGTTCTGGTACTGTATCGGTACCAGGGGGGCCCTACGAATTTCCTAACCCCCATCGGTATTATGATTACAAAGCGGAACAGGAACTCCAACGAAAGTTGCACCTTGAAAAAAAATTGGCTACTCAAAATGTGGCCGACCGTTTTCAAAAAAAAGCACTTTATTGGGCTACTCGGGATCGTAAGTACCGTGCCAATCAATCCGAAAGCCTAGAGGGTTGTTATAGCTGCCCCAAATGCCGTGATACACTTCTTAAAAAGTGCATCTACAAACGGGAAAATGGGGTTAGTGAACGCCTTTTGGGCTGTCCCAGTTGCTTATTCCTAATCAAACGTACCGATATTCTGGGTTGCGAGTGAGGATCTAACAATGGCATTCATGAAATATGCACGTGGTAAACTCGTCCACCCCTCTTTTGAAGTAGGGGCATGGGACAAAGTGCGTGTGGGGTCATTGAAAGGCCGTGTCTCGGACAACCTTATTGAACAGGCAAGCGAGATTTTTCAAAAGCCTTTTGATACCAAAAACTATCTTTTGTCTCATGTATCCATAGTGGCATCTGTGGATACCATGGAGGTACCCACCAAAAAAGTGGGTTCCTTTGTAGAAAATGGACAGAAGATCAATAGGAAGTACCCAAACTTTCGGGTTACTCCAGAAACACAACCTTGGATTAACAACAATAACGACGGGTGGTCTCGTGAAGTCCTTATGAGTTCGTACCGGACTTTTATTGGGGCCCAAAACTTTCAAGAACATGTTCAATTGGAGGAACATTCCAAGGGACGCATTATAGATGCAGCGGCCCGTGATATTGGACCTTCGGTGTACATTGATATCTTGGTAGCCACTGATCGAAAACATCGTGAATTGGTTTCCGCAATCCAAAATGGCACCATGTCTACTTTGTCCATGGGCTGCTCTATAGACTTTTCCCAGTGTACCAAATGTGGTCATGTGGCAGCGGATGAAACCGAAATGTGCGGACACATTAAATACGAGAAAGGGAACATCTTTTATGATGAATCCGGTAATCGTCAAAAGGTGGCAGAACTTTGTGGTCATGAATCCCATGGTGATACCGCTGGTGTTACTTTCATAGAGGGTTCCTGGGTGGCGACCCCTGCATTTACGGGTGCCGTCCTACGAAACATTTTGAACCCCGATAACTTCAACAATGAAACATTGAAACAGGCACAAATGATCTTGTCCCGGCCCCCTGAACCTTGGGGTGATGGTTTTGTCAATGTGAAAACGGGAAGTCATTACTCTAATGATAGGGTTTCGGGTGACTTTGATTTTGATGAGGGTGGGGGTGACGAAGAGGCACCTCCTAAAGAAAAAGAAACCAGTCCTTTCAAGGAAATGGAAGAATCGGTTTACAAAGATGTTTTGGATCGTGTTCAAAAACGATTAAAAAAAGACATCAACAAAGATGAAATCGACAACGCTCTAACACCTGAGAATTCAACGGCATCTCCCAATGATACCTTGATTAAACAGGCTTCCATGTACCGTTCTGCGCTACATGCTTTAATAAAAACTTCAAATTCTGATGCAGAATTTATCAATAAACTGTCGCAATACAATGGGGAGGTTGGTATTTCAATTCCGGTTGAAATCTACCGTGCCTCGTTAACACTTGGTTCCCAGGATAAACATGAATCCTTGGATCAATTTTTGAAGTCCTGTCGCAATGTTTTGGGTAGACGCCCATCGGTGTCCGAGCAAAAGACATTAATTCGATTGGCAAAACTCTTAACTCTTATTAAGGAGTAACTATGTCAAGAAAACGATTGACGGATAATCGCAAGGCGTCTGCCCCACCCGCAACACCAGGGTACCTGGAGTATTGGCAGAAAAAGGATGAGATTCATCCCGCTGCCACTCAACAAGATCCAGGGGCCCATGACTATGAGAATGGGGACACTTCGTCTTGGGCAGAAGACCCACACCCTGGTCCCTATGCACAGGGACCACACCCTGCAACACCTTGGGAAGGTCCAGCTAACCCCCAAACTACCAAACCTGATCACAATCAGGGCGTCACTCTTTCCCCCTATACTTCCGAAAACGGTGGTGCCGGGAAACAAGCGATTGAGAAAAAAGCGGCCCGTTGTGTCCGTATTGCTTCTCAAATGCTAGGTAAAGAGGCTTCCCCTCAAGCTATCGAAGATCAAGCATTGTCATTGATGGATCTTCCCAACGCCACTATTGAGGACACCTTACGTCGTATGAACGCGGGTGGATTCATGGTAGGTAACGGTTGCGACTCCTATGATGAACTCGACTATTTGGTCGAGGATGAATCCTATGGTGATGACCCTTACGGGGAAGATGACCTCTTGGAAGATAGTATGTCCGATATGAGCATGTATGCCAACGTGGATCACATGGCCTCACAGGATCGGTTTGCTACCCTCGAAAAAGAACTCCATCGTTTGCATGGTGAAATCGCTATGCTACGTAAACAGGCCGAAGATCAAAATGATCCCGATGCCTATGAGTTTGGAGACACCCAGGAAGTTTCTAAATCCGCTATGCATGGCGACATGTACAGCATGGATGACGAAATGGATGACCTCCTGCTTGCCCAGATGATGGAAGAAATGGGCAGCGATGATGAAGACGAAGACGAAGACGATGCCCAGATGGCCGCTATGCTCAAAGAAATGAGCATGGAGGAAGAAGGGGATATGTACGGCATGGAAGAAGAGATGAGAATGCTTCAAGCCATGATCCAAGAATCCCAATCGTCCAAACAAGCGGGTGAAGAAGAAGAAGAGGAAGAGGAGGAAGAGTCTGAGGAAGAAGAATCCAAGGAAGAAGATTCTGAGGAAGAATCCGAAGAATCCGATAAGGAAGCTTCTATGATTCTGGCAGAAGACCCCATGGGTGATCTTCTCAATGACAACTCCTATGACCTCAATGGGGATCAATTCCTTTCTCAGCTATACACCGATAAGTTCGCTTCCGAAGATGAAGACGAAGACGATGAGGAAGAAAAAGAGGCTGCTAAGAAATCGGCCAAAAAAGCCGAAGAAGATGAAGAGGAAGAAATCGAATTGGAAGAAAAGGCCAGCAATAAAAAAGCAAGCCTTAAACCCAAAGCACGTCTGGCAAGCAACGGTGCCACCACTTTGGGACAAGTTTCCAGAGTAGCCTCGGATCAAAACAGCATTGATGGACTATCCAAACTTTGGGAATCTTCCCCCGACGTTACCGGTGTCTTCAAATAAAAAACGCTAACCCACCTTCGTACCCCCCCATTCTTTTTTTCAAATAATTCAAAAAAAACCCCAATAGCCAATCAATAACTTCCCCCTATATAAGTGAACCTTTGGAATGGCCTTTTAGGGTCATTCCCTATTTTTCAAACAACGCTTCCCTGTGAACAGGGAGTAGAGGAGAAGATCATATGTCTCTACTTGGACAGGCGAGCGGTGGTTGGACTGAAAGTTCTTCGGCATTGAGATTACTCTATGTTGGAGTTAGAAACTCTGTGGGTGTCCTCACCCCTGATTCTTTCACACAGTCCAATCCCCCCATCGTCACAACCGCTGGAACTATTTCGGCACAAGTGGATACCTTGGTTTCTGGGATTCTTTCCGGTGCCATTGCATTCACCCGCCCAGATGTGGGATCGAACTTTATCGGCGGTAACGTCGAAACCTTGGCTGTCGCAGGTCAAGAAACTTTGGTTCGACCACTCGGCTGTTTTATCAACAATGCCAACGGTAATGCCTTCGAAAACCTTCCCGGACAAGCTTCCGGTAAGGGTCCTTATGTTTCTTCCCAAGGAACATTCGGCAATGGTCTCTTTGAGACCCAAGTTCTTGATGGCACCGCAATTACCGGTTTTGCCACGGGTGATGCATTCACTTATGTAACAGGTGTGGAGCTACATGCTTCCCGCAATGGTTACCTGATGCCAGCCGGTGCAATCGATGGTGGTGGTACTTTCCGATCCTTCCTAAACGCTGCAAACTCTGCGGAATTGGAACACGGTCTTGCTGCTTCAACAGTCATCGGCATCCTCAAAATGCCCGCTGATAGTGTCATGAACGAACTCGTTTATGACCAACGAATTTAAGGAGGGGATAACGATGAGTACCGTATCGAACGCTACAAAGCAAAAGATCATTGGAGATCTAATCAAAACCCCTCAAGGTCGTGCCAAACTTGCTGCGTCTATGACACAGCCCTTGAGAACCCGCAGAGACTACACTTCGGTAGGTCGTAAGACCTTTCTCGTAGAGCAATTGCCTGATGGCGCGTTGCCCATCTACGATAAAGATCCCGACGTAACCGCATACATCGTGGGCGAAGAAGGCGAGAACATTCTTGCCGTCACCAAACCACGTCGTGTGGTATTCCCTCTGTTCGAGATTGCATCGAATCCAGAGATTCCTTTGACACAGATCAAAGAGCGACGTTTCGACTTGATCGAAAGGGCCCAAGATCTTGCTCGGGCCCAAATCCAAGCTGCCGAAGACGAACGTGTCTTCGCAGTGCTGGACGCGATTGCCGTCAACGGTTTCGATAGCATCGCTGGACAAACCAACCCCGACATCCCTGTTGTTGCTCCCATTTCGGGTGCAGTTCTGGCAGATGCTTTTGCGGAAATTGAGCGTCACGACCTTCGTGTTGCCCGTATTTTCATGAACGCCACTGACTATGCTGACATTCGTAAATTCGGTCGCGACATCCTGGATATCGAATCCCAAGCAGTGTTGCTGAAAACTGGTCTTCAAGCCACCCTTTGGGGGGCCCAGATCATCACTTCACGTTTGGTTCCAGTTGGTACGGTCTATGTATGCTGCGAACCCGAAATGTTTGGTCGCATCCCAGTTCGTACAGAACTCACCGTTTTGTCGGCAGACGATCCAAAAGCCCGTACTATCGGCTTTTCCGTCTTCGAGAACCTGGGTATCGGCGCGTACAACCCCCGTGGTCTTACCCGCCTCGTGATCACTCGATAATTACCCGTAAATAAACGCCTTTTCCCCACCCATAAAAAACCCCAAAATTACAATCTCTGTAAACCCTCTAATACCGGGGGACTACACCTTTTTGTATATATATGTAGTAACCTCTGAAAAATGGTGTATATTACTGTAGGTATTTACACATTTTGGGGAGTAACATGCATATTTCAAAACTCACAGAAGAAACCCTTCGCCATCTTTACCTACAAGAAAAGAAAACAGAGACCGAGATTGCGGATATCACTCGCAATAAAAAAGTTTACCCCTTGGTGGAGACCACGATAGAACTGGCATTGCTGGAGGGTTTCATGCATATAGAAACATTGAAAATGCCCCTACCTACGTTGAATAGAAGTATAGGGTTTGAACCCGTGTTGGTGTTCCAGAAACCTCGTTAACTTACTTATTCCTTATAGAGGGTAGAGATTCGATCTCAACAGTTTATTCCCCTCTGGCCCAGAGTGCTAGGGAATCGCTACCGCGATGCCCCCTCCTTCCAGCTTGGTAACCTGGAGACCTACGGAGGGGGTTTCGTCTTTAAAAAATCCCACAAAAAAAATCTAGTTATTTGCGCCTCTTGTGTATGTAAAAGGTAAGAAACCACTTTCACTACCAGGAGACCTCCATGCCCCAAAGATATAACCACCTTGCGAAAACTGATTACCCCGTATCCGGTTGGGAACCTGACCTACAAGAGGTTGTGGTGGCCGAATGGAAGCCTATTCAAAACCAAAGTGACGTTAATTTGGTCATTTGCCATTATGAAGATGATGGGTGGGAGTTGGTGACGGTGACGTGTGTTGCTACGGGATATACTGATATGGTGGGTGTCCCCACCATGAAGTGGTGTGTTTACTTCAAACGCCCCGTCGAATCTGAACTTGAAGAAAAGGATTGATTTCATGAAAGATCGATTTTATGTGATATCAGGGGGTACTATGGTCCATGTGGCCCCCCATTTTAGTCTGTGTTCACCCGCTTACGGTACTGTGGGGAACTCCCTGGTACGGGGGTTGTCACTCTATGCTGGGGGTCAGGATAGCGTTCATCTGATTCCCACCCGTATGGTGAACACCCCCTTCCAGGTAGATGGCCATGTAGACCACCTCTTGGATATCTTGGATTTGAAATTCATAGAAACCAACGAAGATGTGTCCCGGTTGGTGGACCTCTTGGTATCTCGCGAAGAGACTCGTTGCATCGTGATGGCTTGCGCCTTGTGTGATTTTGAACCCCGTAAGATATCTTGGATTGAGGAAGGTCCCTACAATTTTAAAAGCCTTCGGTCTTTTGGGAAAGATCAACCCCGTCTCTCTTCCAAATACCGCCCCCAAATGGATCTGATACCTACCGATAAGTTGATCGGGAAGATCCGTAAAAACCGAAAAGACATATTTTTGGTGGGGTTCAAAACCACAGCGGGTGAATCTCCCAAATCCCTTTACGACAAGGGTCTCAAACTCTTGAAAGACAATTCCTGCAATTTGGTCTTGGGTAACGATATTCAAACCCACCTCAATATGATCATCACACCGGAAGAGTTTCCATATACCTTTGTGGGCGGCAAGGGTAGGGATGAAGCTATTGACCAATTGTGTGAAATGGTAATCCAGCGGACTAAACTCTCTTTTTCCAAAACAGAGGTGACAGGGACACCCGATCAAAAAATCCTTCCTGCTACCGCAGAGGGTATCCCGGAAAACTTTGTTCCAGTGCTACGATTCCTTATTGAAAATAATGCCTTCAAGTTGGTCAATGGTAGGACCACGGGTCATTTTGGTTGTGTATACCCAGAGGGTAGTTTATCTTCTGTTAGGTATGCCAATCACAACAAGGTTTTCGAAGAGGGTATGGTTCGGGTAACTGGTACCAAAGATGGAGTGATCCAGGCTATTGGTTCTAAGCCTTCGGCGGGGGAACATACCCAACAGGAGATCTATCGTCAATTGGGGGATAGGGTACATTCGGTGGTACACTTCCATTGCCCCTTGAGTAAAGGTATCATCCTACCCATGGCCTCACAGAAGCCATTTGAGTGCGGTTCCCATCAGTGTGCTACCAACACGGTCAACGCTATGGAGGAATTGTCTCCAGGGGTCTATGTGTGCCACCTGGAGGGGCATGGTCCAAACATTGCCTTTCACAAAGATGTACCCGCATATACTCTTATTTTCATGATTCGGAAGTTTTGGGATTTGTCAAAGGGTCTTTCCGATCACCTGGAGGATTAGTATGAAAGGACGTACCATGGGTAAAGAGATGTTTGTGGAACCTTTAGGGGATGACTCTGTTATTGGTGGGAACATCATTGATGTCTTTGTGGTGTACCCCTCAAAGGGTGAAGAGACCCCCCTAGGTGTTTACACCAGTTTGGAGAAGGCCACAGTAGCCGTTTCCAAATTGACTGCCAAGATCAGTCACCCCATTGAACCCAAAAAGGCTTTGGTGGTGAAGGGTGCCAAACCAAAGTCAATTCACTATGATAGTGAAGAAGGACAGGTGGTATTATTGGAATATACTGTTCCTATGAAGCTCAATCGATGGGTATTCGAACATCGAGGTGAAGTCGTGGCTCAGGCATTGGCTAAATTGACCGCCGAAGAAAAATGGGCCTTGAATTTATCTCAAACCTACTAAAAAGGTGATAACATGAAAAACAATTGCAAAATTTCCCTTTACCTTGTGATCCTAACCCTTGGTTTTTCCTTTGGCATGGTGGCTTATTCCGCCCCCACTTCAAAACCAACGTCACAACCTACATCACAACAGGCATCACCACCTGTGATCAAATCCGGTAGGCACACGGGTGCTGTGCATGTAGAACCCTTTGACCCTTCCAAAAGTTGTTTCCTGGTTAATGACTTCCCGCAAGCCGATTTTACCACGGTGGTTAAAGCCAAGAGAACACCCGAGTGGGTGAAGCTTCGATCTCAAATTCGGATATTGCAGGAAGAACAGGCAAAATTGGGGAAAAAAATTGCCAGTAACAAAGAAAAATCGGTCGCCAAATCCATTGGGGATGCTTTCTCTTTCTTTGTGATGTGTGTGTTTTTGGGGTTTGTTGTGAAGAAAGTTTCTAACTGACCTTGAAAAGTTTCCCCTGGTAGAATAAAGACCCATTGATGATGGGTATCTGATCAATCACCATCCTCTCTTCTTCCAATAAATAATGACCTATCGAAAATCCATGTTGCCAATCCGGTGTGCCATTTATGTATTCTGGGTCCATGTGGCAAAGGCACCCATTTTCATACCAAGTATAGTGTCCTTGTAGTGTGGTTCGATGGTGGGCCCCCAGCCTATGGGTGTGTCCCGAGATACCCGAATTTTGTCTTCGCTCAAACATCTTCTTTGCTGTCATAGCGGAACCTACAGATACACGGTCACCATGTTCTACCAAAAAATTATGATGGGATAGGTATCCCCGATATCCCTGGTGTGTAATACCCAAGGAATCTAGTTCGAGCAATGCAGGTATCGTAAGTGCCTTGAGTCCCGCCATTTCCTCATGTTTTTTAATGTACGTGACCAATCGGTCTTCGTGGTTCCCATCTTTATATGCAATCTCTGCGTCGGGACAGGCGTTTTTGACGTGGTGTAGGAATTCAATGGTGGCATCGATTTCAAGCTGGAACTTACTGGCCTTGTTGGCATCTTTGGAGTAACTGCTAACCGCATACATATCGATGATATCACCAATAAGGTAAATGAATTGTGGTTGAAACCATCTTATGAATGACAACATCAAACGGATGGCTACCTTATCCTGGAAGGGGTGGTGGGTATCCCCAATGAATACCACTTTTTCAACTTCGGTGGGGATGGACTTTATAACTTTTATCATGTTCTTCTCCAATGAAAGGACCAAAAGTCTATGGGTAAAAGTACCCCATAACTTCAAACCCCTACCCTATCTTTGGACGATAATAAACGGAATCCGTCTAAAACTCCCTAAAATGGGGTCGTTCATACTCCTTTTATAAAAAAACTAATTAGGAACACTTTATATAGGAGTGAGGAAAATGTACGATAAGCGTGTCTGTGACGTTGTATCCCTTGAGGGTCAAACCTGTCATTCCATCAATGCTTTTAGGATTGTGGAGGAAAACATATATGAGGATTACGAAACCGTACTTTTGGATTTCATGGAATATGATGGCAAGACAGATCAGGCTCAGGTAGTGTCACGAGTACGAGTACGCAAAGAATTCCTCCAACACATAATGTTAACCATGGAAGAGAAACTAAAAATTCACTTCGACGTGTGATCATAAACTCCTTTTTTAGGTACTGTGTGAAACAGTGATCTAATTAAGGAGGAACACTATGATTTCTTTTGTGACTGGAGAATTTCAGAAATTTAGGGCCGTACGGAAAGTCCATCTTGGGAGTATGGGTCGCGATCTTAATCCCGGTCAAGTGATCCTATTTGATGGGCAAACCATGAAACTAGGTTCTGAGATTATCCCATATGATGGACTTAATGCAGCCATTCGAGCAGAATGGGTGGTTCTGGATCAAGATTCCGAATCCACATATACTCCCAGGGACAATGATATTCAAATCACCCCCGCCCAAATGGAAAACCCCAATGAAGCCCGACGTTCTAAAATGTCCATCCAAACGGTCTCTGATGAACAGCGGGTAGTGGGTTCACTTGAGGGTTTTAATCAACGCAAGGAAACAGCTACCCGATTGGCGCGTACAGACCAGGGGGGTATACCTATTGGCGAAGTTCAAGTATCTGATGGTGGGATCAATTCCAATTTCCTGATTGACAATCCGGTGGGTGAAGAACGTAAAAAATTCGCTATTGTCCAGGAAGATGAGGGTGACAAAATTGTGCGGACGGTGGAAGGGGCCATGAAAACAGAACCCCGGAAAATCAGTCCCGCAAGAACCAAGACCACGGTGACCCCTGATCGTATCGTCGTATCCTCGGAAGATGAGGGAGGCACCAAAGGAAAAACGGAGGTGTTGGAATCCCAAGAGGGTACTGTGGTGCAAACTCGAAAGATCACTACTAAGACTAGGCAGGAGTGGGTCCAAGGGGAGGGTAGACCCGACCCCCTACCCAATACCCCCACTGAAACAGTGAGGTCTGCGAAAACGACTAAAACGGCTTCTCCAGAGACCCCCAAATTTACTTGGGATGTCACAGCACATTGGCAAACTAGGGTGAAACGTGCTTTGGCATATCAGGATCAACCAGAGAAATTTAAGTACATCATTTCTGTGGAAAAACCTAATATCGTTGAGAAAATATTGGAACGTGCTGATACTAAGTAACCTCTTTTGACCCCCCACCTGAAAATCCCCGATACTCTTTCAATCTAAACCCCCTGGTAGAGAAGTTTTTTTCTATTGGAGGTATTGCACATTGAACCGCAGAAAAGAATCTAGCAGTCAAGCAGCGTGGGCTTTGATCACCGATGGTGTCGTATCCTCTCGCATAGAGGCACATAGATTGAGGCACTTGGTGAACCGTGGTCTTAAGTTGGTGGATCAATCGGAAGAGAAAGAACATATTTATCAGGTTGCAGGAGACCTTATACTTGCGGTCCCAAAACGTTTGGATCTTCTAGAGGGTTTGTTGGACCGTACCTCCTATGCCCTCACCATTATGGGTAAGGATTTTTTGCGCAGTCGTCTGCCCATACATGACCGTAATATGGTGGATGAAGCAATAGAATCCAGTCCTTCTTTTAGTGGTATGCGGTCAAAACAATCCATGTTGGTACAGCGGGTTGCCCAACGTTGGACCAAACAAGCGGGTGCCTCTCAAAAAGATCTCTTGGATGCCCTGGATCATGCTTCGGATGAAATCTATCCCGATAAATACCATCTTTCAGATTTCGAATTGAAGGATTTGGGTAACTTTAAAATATCAAATATACCCGATGACTTATCCTCATGGGTGTATTTTTCTCCAGGGGAACTTAAAGGTTTATCTCGCGATGAACTAATGGATGAACTTGGTGCTTTTAGGGGTAGGTCTTGGGCTACACGGGCCATGGTGTGGGCCAACAAGGGTAAGGTACCCCCTATTGTGTTGGTGGAAACCCCCGAATTTCAGGGGGTGGGGGATGGACGTGGAAGGCTAAATTTAGCTGTGGGTTTGGGTTGGGATAGGGTACCTGCGGTTTTGTTGAGAAAAAAATGATACATAAAAAAGTAGCCTCACGATACCTGCAATCCTATAGCCCACCCGCAAGTGAGCTTCCTGGTGTGCAAACTTTAGTGACGCAGGATTCACAGAAAAATCTTCCTGGAGATACCGGGAAA